TTAGATTCTTCACTTTTAGTAGCATCTAAGATTGTTGTAACACTAGGTAATTTCTCACCATCAGGAGTAGCATATCTGCGTTTGCCGTCTATCTCTACACGCTTCATTGGAACATAGTTATATTTGTTTGGTATGTACATTCAGCTATTATAATATATTTTATAAGTTAATACAAGAGTTTAGGTTAAACTCGGAAACTTTCTCCGCACCCACATCTATCACGCTCATTCGGGTTACTAAACTCAAAACCTTCATTTAACCCATTACGCACATAATCTACTGTCATGTTCTTTAAATATACATCATGTTTTTTATCTACTAACACAATAAATTCTGGTTGTGCATAATTTATGATAGATTCATCAAATTTGTATTCATCTACATATTCTAATACATATGCCAATCCACTACAACCAGTAGTCTTGACGCCTATTCGTATTCCTAGACCCTTACCACGTTTTGTTATTATTTGTTTTATTTTATTGGAAGCTTTTTCGGTGATCGTAATCATCTTACTTCATTGCTTTACGTGCCATTTGTTTGACAACTTTTTTACTATCTTCTTCTTCGGGTTCAACAGGTGTTTCTTGACCTTTGAATATAACCTTATCACCTTGAATATTTGAAATATTATTCTTTAATGGTGGCTTTTTAATCATATTATACAAATCTTCTTTGGCTAATATAATGTCGTTATCTTTATAATATTGTAATAACTCATCAACTGTCCAATCCGAATGTTCGGCACCACTATCAATATCACTAGTTAACTGACTTGTAACAGCAACTAATCGTACTAATAGTGGATTCGGATTTTCAAGCTCAAATAAGAACATTATCTCTTTGCGCGGCCGGCGCCTGCTACAGGCATTTCTTCATCTGGTTCTTCAACTGATACGTCATCATCAACGCTGAATTCATCACCGTCTACATCAGCAGACATATCCATATCTAAATCAGCAGACATATCATCCGAGTCATCACCAAATGCATTATCAGCAGGGTTACCGCCCATCATGTCACCACCTTGACCAGTAATACCATTTAATGCAGATTGCATTGTGCCTTTACTTTGTGTCAATGCGGCTTGTACTGAAGTCAATGCTTCTGTAACTTGTTGGTTAAATGTTTCGCTCTCATTCACACCAATCTCGCTTTGAACACCGGATGTTAATGCTGGTAATTCTTTTACTAACATATCAGATACTTCTTCAACCATTTTTTGTATTTGGTCTACCATGTCTTGGGCTGCAAGAACAACCTGTGACTTTTCAACTTCTTCGTTCTCTACAACAATACGAGTTTTAGGTAGTGACTGTAAGTAATTAAAATGGTCGGCTAGTGCTTGTTCCATGAATACTAGTTTCATGTACGAAGGACTAGTTTGGCTTTGATAAAATTCAGCAGATGATTTAGTTTCATTAATCAATCCACGAACTTTACTAAGCATAGACTTAGTTTCCGTTACGGTCATTCTCTTTGTATTGAACGGAAGAGAATAGTGTTCATTCAACGCTTGTTTAGCAGTTGATATTTTTTTGTTGTCAAATTCAGTTAGTTTCATAGTTATATTCCAAGACTAATATAAAGTATTTATCTTTTTTGTTTTATTGTTAGGGTTTTCTGTCAAATCTTTTAGTTTGCCAACGCTTAGAATCGTTAATATAAGTATACAATTCATCAGTAATCAACTTTTTTTTCAGTTTATCTTCATTTAATTTGGCTAAAAAAATCAATTTATCGTTAGAATTTTTAGTATTTTTAAATATTTTAGTATGTAATGATATATCAACCTCTAACCCTGCTAACAAGTTATCCAATACTAGTACCCTTTCAGCCTGATAGATCAAGTTTCGTTTATCACATGTACACCAAGCAACAGCATGTTTTAGTTCATTAAATGAATGTTTAGTAAATGTAGTTGTCATTGTAACGACATATTCATTTTTTATCGTTTTATTGATATAATATGTATTGAATAGCTCATAGCTACCATCAGGATTTTGAAAAATAATAACATCTTCTAACTTATCCATAAAGTCAGATTTCATTAACTTTTCTAATTGTTTTTCTGGATTATTACGTTTAACCATAATTTACTACTTTAAAATATATATTTCTAAGTTCATCACTTGTATCTAAAAATGCAGGAAGTTTATTCCAAGCAGTATCAGTTTTAATCATAGGAACCGTATCACAATCACTGTACAATGATCCTAATTCATTTATTCCGTCATTAAACACACTAGGGTGTTGAATATTAAAGTCAAATGACCAACAATCATAATTTTCATTTTCAATTTGTTGATATAAAAAGCCAAAGTTAGTAAATTCATCAAATCGTATTTGTATTTTTTCTGGATTTCTAGTAACATCAGGCTGACTTCTTAATGAGATTGATTGTATTACTGTATCAAAATTACATTGTGTGTTTCTTTTTTGTAACCAAATTGGTATTTCTTTATCAACTACTGGGCGATGCCTGTTCGTTATACCGGTGGGGGTAATATCAAACAGGGTGTAGCAAGTAATAATGTAACTCATATTACTATTTAATAGAGGTAAAAAAACCCGAGAATTTCTCGGGCCTTTTTATTCAAGTTAAAGATTAACCTGTAAATGTTGCAGAAGCGGCAACTGTAACAGCTTCAACCGCTGCTGTCAAGGCAGTGTCAAGAGTTGCAGTTGTCCATGCGCCAACTGGATAAACAGCAACGGCTAATGTGTCGTTAGTTGTATCTGTATACTCATACATATAGATTGTAGCTAATTGCTGAATAGTTTGAACAGCTACGTTCAATTGTGTTGTAGTCAATGCACCGTCAAAAGTGACAGTGAAGAAGTCCAATTTTGGACCTTGTGGTTGAACAGTTGCTCCAGAAGTAACTGCATTAACACCGCTATTTGTATAGTCAGGTGCGTCATAGTTAATGACTGGTAAGAAGTCGCCGTTTACACGTGTAAATTGTGCCATGATAAATTTCCTTTAAGTTTGTGAGCATATAGCTCTACTATTATTTATGCCTGGTAACAAAAAATGTTGGTTTTGGGCTTATCTATTGGCTAGATTTTGTCTACTAAAACCCATTCTATCTACAAATTTTAAGCCATTTGCAACAAAACCTTCATGTGTTTCAGTTCCATCTTGTAAATATCCTTTAACAGGACTAACTTCTGCGGCTTTATTCAATTGATTGACCACAGACATTTTAAGTGTATATAGTGCAGACCATATAGTAAAAGCACCTAAAATAGCATTTTTGTTTTGATTTAAGTGTTCTGCAATTTTAGCTTTCATTTTATCTGTCATGGGTCTAGCTTCTACAAAATCCATGAAGCCATTAGCTAAATTGTTTAAATCACCGGCAACAATCTTCTTGTTAATATATACCGTAAACAATTGGTTAAATGTATTACGTGCTTGAGGTGCACTATTCATTAATTGATCTACTGCAGGACCATATTTTTTAATTGCATTCTGTGCATTTTTGACTAATGTTGTATCTATCTTAAGCTTAGGTGCTGTTGGCATAGCACTGGGAACAATTGCAACATCACTATTATTCTTCAATTGACCTATATTACCATTCAATGTTACTGCTTCGTCAGTAGTCATTGCGTTAGGATCAATATATTGATGTACTGCAATTCCAGCACGTTTGCCACCCATCAATTTTCCAACTGGACTGTTAACTTCTACTTTATAAGTAATACCATTAGGATTGGCTTTAAAAACATAACTGCCATTTTGATCTTTTAACGGTTGATGAAATAATAAATCACCCCAATAATAACCTTTACTGCTTTTACTAGCTTTTTCTAATCCGGGCCATATCTCATTAATAATAGGCCATAAACTATCACGCTCTACTCCACGTGATTGATCATATTCTACAAACTGTTCAGGACTGAATACTTGTCGTCCTGTGCCGTCTTTCTTATTGAACATATGCTTGTCCATAATACTAAACTTACCTGAACTATTACGTCCAAATATCAATGCAGGATATCCATCCCATTTAATTGTAACTGTTGCTGGATTATTAACTGTAGCAATAGTAGATTGTACAGCACGATTAGCACCCTCACTTCCTCCCAAAAAGATTAAATCCTCAGGATGGTCTAAATGACCTTTATCTTCATTTATAGATAAATTGTCAATCTTAGATTTAAGTAATGCTAATTCTTCCGATAAATTCATAACTGCTCTTTGTCGCTGTTCTTCTTTATTGATTTGGAAAACTTGCCTTGGTCACGTGATTTAATCGCCCCAAGCAATTTTCTCTCTAATATCTCTGCTTGCTCTTTAGGATAGTTCCTATTAATCATCTCTAATAAATTAATAGCACTGGTAATGATATTGTGGGCTCTACTCTCAATAACATGACTTGTATCACGATTATTGCCGATAGCTTCCAATTCTTGTAGAAGGCTGCGAGTTTGTTTTTGCATATTAATTTCCTAATAGTATTTATCTATTTTACGGTTTATTTCTTTAAACTATTAAGTAAACTTTTGAGTTTTGAACCCTGCACATCTACTACAACTTTCTTATGTTCCGGCTCTAAAATTTCACCAGTAGCTTGGTCAATAATAGGTTCAGTAGATTGTAATGTAGATTGAGGTTTCAACTTATTCATAATATCAGTAGCACTAGGCTGTGGTCTATAACTATCTTCCCCGTCACCCCCTGAATCACTAATTCTCATAGTTTCTACATTATAATCTAAATCAATCTTTTGACCTACCCCAGTACTACTACGACTTTTCATACATTGAATCTGATACTTTCCACGCTCACGCATACTGCGACTTGTAAAGATACCAAATACATTATCTGCTGTATTAATCTTACTGATACCACCAGCAATATGACTGTGGTCAAATTCAATTTCATCAACTGCTGTACGATTTAACTGGCTTGCAGTTACCATTAAAATACCCATCTCTTTTGCTAGATTACGTAATTCTTCAGCAACATATTTGTCTTTAATAAACTGATCATTTGGGTTGACTTTAACAGATACAGGCATTACTAGATCCAAATAATCAATCATAACAAAATCAATCTTAATCCCTGTTTGAATTTGAACTTCTTTTAAGTAAGCACGAATGTCATTTACATTACTTTGTGCGGGTAATGCTTTTACACGATATTGTCCTGACTTCTTACCTACCATCTTAACTTTAAGCTCAGTTGATCCAATATCTCTACGAATATCTTTTGTGCCCATATTAGTTAACATAGCATCTGTACGTAAACTAGTTAATTCTTCACTCAATTCAAGTGTAACATAAACTCCGCTCATTCCTGTCTGCAACCAATTCAATGCAATATTCATCATAACTAATGATTTACCTGAACCAGACCCGCCTGCAAAAATATTTAATTCACCACGACTAAATCCACCATATAAGATTTTATCAAGTTGAGGCCAGCCTGTACTTACTTGTCCACCGCTATTAAAGTATTTGTTAATACGACCGGCAGGATCTAAAAAGTAATCTGTACCCATATCTTTCTGTAAACTTATTTGTACTGCATCTTTGATTAGTTTCTCAACTGGTTCAAATTCACCTTTTTCTAACAAATCTGCTGATTTAAGAATAGCTCTTTCTAACTCTTGTCGTCTAGTAAATGCTTCAAATTCTTCAAAGAACCAATCATAATGCCCTTGTACTAATTCAGGAATAACTTCAATGTCTTGCCCAGTCAATGCTTTAATTTGTGTGCTATCAGGTAATACACTATACTTAGTTGTATGCTCTTTAAATAATTCTGCTACAGGACGCAAACTCTTATCAAAGTTCTCAGCATTCATAATGTTCATAACTCTAGTATAAAGTTCAGCATTGGTAATCATCATCTGCAAAAACAACTTCTGCATTTCTACTGTATATTCTTTATTGTTAGATTGTTTTCTCAATTTTCTTCCTCTGTATTTCTATTTTTATTTTACTCATTGTTGCATTTTGCAGTATACTTAATAATGTTGCTAATTTACCATACCGTACTACAGCATCATTAACATCCTTAATACCTGGTTCCCAATTAGGTAAACTAACACTATATCCTAACTCTAAAGCTCTATCACATAACTTTAATCCTGTCTTATCTCTATCAGGTACAACAATGATTTGTTTATTTAATGAGGCAATTAATTGTGCTTGTTCATTACTTATATCATCATGCATGATTGCAATTCCATCAATACTTAATGCATCAAATATACCTTCAGTTAATATGCATACTTGCCATTCTGGCTTCTGTATATCAATATTAAACACATAGCCAGCTTGTTGTTCGTTAATGTATTTTGGTATTTTGTTGTCTAAGAATCGGCTAGTATGACCAACAATTTTATTCTTATAAGTGTAGGGAATGATTATTCTATTTGCATAACGACCTTTTGCAGTGGGTGTTATTAAGAACGGATACTCATTATAATTTATCCCCCTAGCTTGTACATAATCAATATATACTTTGTGTAATGGATTATTTCCATCAAGCATTTCA